TGATGATTGGGATTGGGTAAATGGAAAGATTCCGCCAAACCCACAGAAGTAATAACAAGGGAGCTTCGGCTCCCTACTTCTTCTGCTTCATAAATAGAAGTATGAAGAAAAGAGCAAGCGTATTTCCAAACATGGTAACTTATGTACCCATCCGAAGAAGAGATTGGGTATTAAAGATCTCAATCTTTAAAGATCACTCTATATTGATTGTTGGTTATAATGTTTATACCTTCTCTACAGTAGTGAAACAATTTGACAATGCAGATCTCGCTGCATCTTTTGTAGATTTTTTAGTTGAACAGGAAGAGTTATAATGAGTAATGATATTAAAGTTTTTAAAATGATTAATGGTGAAGAAATTATTGGTCAAGTTTTTATTGCATTCGGCGACCATTTTGAGATTAAAGAACCAGCCCAGATCGTCCTTCAAAGAGATCCAAAATCTGGTGGTGTTGGAGTCGCAATCGCTCCATATATGCCCTATGCTGATGGTAATGTAGACATCTATAAGTCTGCCATTGGATCTTCTTGCATTCCTTCCAAAGATCTTGTAAACGAATACAACCGAATCTTTGGAGCAGGGATTATAGTTCCCCCAGCCCAAAGCATTATCGCCCCTGTATAATCCTTGCAAGGACTGAAAAAGTCCTTGACATTTATTCAATAATCAGGTATAATATATGAATACCTGAGGAGTTTTTATTATGTTTATGTTCGATATTGAAACACTGGACGCTGAGTCAACTGCCGTTGTCTTATCTGCGTCCATCATTCATTTTGAAATTGGTGAAAAAGTAACCTACAATGAATTGCTGAACAGAGCATTATTTGTTAAGTTCAATGCACAAGAGCAGGTTGATCTTGGTCGTTCAGTTGACAAAGGCACAGTTGAATGGTGGTCACAACAACACGAATATGTCCGCAAGATTTCTCTTGCTCGACTCAAAGATGATTTGACAATCTCAGATGGAATCAATAAAATAAAAGAATATATCGCACAATTTCCAGAGAAAGACCAAACCTTTTGGGCTCGTGGTTCTCTAGACCAAATGTGTATTGATAGTCTTTGTAAATCAATTAAAGTCGATTTTATTGCACCTTATAATGTTTGGCGTGATGTTCGAACTGCAGTTGACTTACTTTGCGAAACAGGTAAGAATGGTTACGCAACAGTAGAAGCAACTGGATTTGAGCGACACAATGTGATTAAGCACCACCCAACTCACGATTGTGCTCTTGATATTATGATGTTACTTTATGGAAAATAAATATGTTAGAATGTTTAATTATGGGAGACAGTATAGCTGTCGGAACACATGTATTTAAACCTAGTTGTGAGTATTACGCTGAAAGTGGTATAAACAGTTATCAATGGGTCAACCGAAACATTGGTAAAGCTCCATACGAAGCAAAAACTGTTATCATTAGTTTGGGTAGCAACGACCACAAGTATGTTAAGACTGAAGAAGAATTAAGAACAATCCGAACAATGACGAAAGCGGATAGAGTTTATTGGATTCTGCCTGCAATAAAACCTAACATTCAAGAGATTGTTAAGAAAGTTGCTGCTGAATATGGCGACACTGTTCTACCAATTACGAGATTGCAACCAGATGGGATTCACCCAAGCTGGGCAGGTTATAAAGAAATCGTTAAGGAAACAAATTGAATTTTTACACCAATGTAGTACAATATGGTAGTAAAATGCTTGTTCGTGGCTATGATGAGAATGGTCAGTTCAAGCATCGTGTCGACTTTCAACCAACAATCTATGTTCCATCAAAAACACCAACCGATTATAAAACTCTAGAGGGCAAATATGTTGCTCCTCTGAATCCAGGAACGATCCGAGACACTCGAGATTACATCGATCGATATAAAGATGTTTCTGGTTTTGAGATTTATGGTAACAATAATTTCGTTGCTCAATATATCAGCGACAACTATCGTGGCGAGATTATCGGCGACACCGATAAAATAAAAGTATTCACAATCGACATTGAAACAGCAACCGAGTTTGGCTTTCCTAATATTGAACAAGCCAACGAGGAAATGCTTCTCATCACTATTCAAGATAACAAAACAAAAGACATTACAACTTGGGGTCGTAAACCTATCGGCAACTCAGGCGATGTTGAGTATCGTTGTTTTGAATCTGAGTCGGCAATGCTTCAAGACTTTCTAGTCTGGTGGCAGATGAACTGCCCTGATGTTGTTACTGGTTGGAATATTAACTTCTTCGATATTCCATACTTGGCTCGAAGAATTGAGAATCTTCTTGGTGAGTCTTTCGCTAAGAAACTATCACCATGGGATTTAATCAATCAACGCAAAGTTGCAATGAAAGGTAGTGAGGAATTAACATACGACATTCAAGGTGTTGCTATGTTAGATTATCTCGACCTGTACAAGAAATACACATACACAACACAAGAGTCTTATCGTTTGGATCATATCGCTTCGGTTGAGTTGGGTGATAAGAAACTTGACTACAGTGAATATGGTTCGTTCAAAGATTTCTATGAACAGAACTGGAAGAAGTTCGTTGCCTATAACATTCACGATGTGCAGATTGTCGACAAACTTGAAGACAAAATGAAACTGATTGAACTTCAGTTGGTTATGGCGTATAACGCAAAGATCAACTATGAAGATGTATTCTCGCAAGTTAGAATGTGGGATGCGATTATCTATAATCATCTTCGCGATCAAGGTATTGTGATTCCAGGCAACTCTGGTAACAAGAAGTGGGATAAGTTTGAAGGTGCTTATGTTAAAGATCCATTGGTTGGACTTCACAAGTGGGTAGCTTCCTTCGACTTGAACAGTCTATATCCTCACTTGATTATGCAGTATAACATCTCGCCTGAGACAATGCTTGAGGGTCGCGAAACTGTCAATGTGGATTATCTTCTTGAGAGAAAGTTTGACACATCTGAAGTTAAAGCCAAGGGTGTTTCTATGACTGCGAATGGTGTTTGTTATCGCAAAGATAAGCAAGGGTTCATGCCTGAACTTATGGAGAAGATGTATAAAGACCGAAGCAAGTATAAGAAACAAATGCTTGGCGTTCAACAACAGTATGAGAAAGACAAGTCTAAGAAAGAACTGCTGAAGGAAATCTCTAGACTCAATAATCTGCAGATGGCAATGAAGATTGCTCTGAACTCAGCTTATGGTGCGATGGGTAATCAGTATTTCCGCTACTTCGACTTACGAATGGCAGAGGGTATTACGACTTCTGGTCAGTTGAGTATTCGTTGGATGGCAAACAAGTTGAACGAGTTTATGAATAAAACTCTGAAGACTACCAAGAAAGATTATGTTATTGCGATTGATACCGATTCAATCTATCTTACTCTTGAAACTTTGGTTGAATCAACTTGCGCAGGTAAAACTGACGAACAGAAGATTCAGTTTATGGATAAAATCTGTGAAGAAGTTTTCCAACCATTTATCGACAAAGGATATAAAGAACTTGCCGACTACATGAATGCGTTCGATCAAAAGATGCAGATGAAGCGAGAAGTTCTTGCCGACAAAGGTATTTGGACTGCCAAGAAACGATACATATTAAATGTGCATAATTCTGAGGGAGTGCAATTTGCTGAACCTAAGATTAAGGTTATGGGTTTGGAGATGGTCAAGTCATCTACGCCAGCAGTTATTCGTGACAAACTTAAAGATTCGATCAATGTTATTCTGGAAGGTGACGAGAAGAAACTACATAGATACATTGAAGAATTCCGTGACACATTTAATAAGCTGAGTATCGAGGAGATTGCCTTTCCTCGTGGTATTAATGGTATCAAAGAATATGCTGCCAGTTCTACAATCTATCGTAAGTCTACACCGATTCATGTTCGTGGTGCTTTGTTGTTTAATCATCAGTTGAAAGAACTAAACTTAACACACAAGTATCAACCTCTAAAGGATGGAGACAAGATTAAGTTTGTGTATCTGAAAACACCTAACAGGATTCAGGAAGATGTTATCTCTTTCTCGCAGACACTTCCACCTGAGTTTGACCTACATAGATATATTGACTATGAGAAACAATTTCAGAAAGTTTTCCTTGATGCGCTTCAGATTGTTATTGAACCATTAAAGTGGAATGTAGAGGAACAGTCTTCCTTGGAGGATTTCTTTGGATAATATTAGAGTAATCAAAACTGGTATTAATGTTTCTAAAATATTAAAACAGTTGAAACAGTACCCACAAGATTGGGGAGGTCAGAAACGCATGGAAGGTTCTATGAATGTCCATGATGAGTTTGGCTTTCCTGATGTTGAGGCAGGTGTTCTACAACTTGTCATTGGTGCTGTTAAAAGTAAGGATGATTATGTTGGGGATACAGAACTTTGCGTTCCAACACCAGCATATAATCATCATACGGAAGTTATTGGATTCTTGAAGCGACACTTCCATACCTTTTCTCGTTGCGGATTCCTATCGTTGCCTGTTGGTGGACAAGTAGGAAAACATATCGATATCGGTACATATTATGAAACAAGAGATCGTTACCATTTGTCTATACAAGGAAGGTATAGATATTATGTTGGTGATGAACATTATGATGTAGAGCCAGGAACTTTACTTTGGTTTAACAATAAACTGGAGCATGGAACCGAAAACATTGGTAACGAAGTCAGGATAACTTTTGTATTTGATGTCCCACATCACAAAGGTAATCCTTGACCTGCAAACATATACATAGTATACTATAAGAAAGAATGGAGAAATATATGGGCATTTTAGATAAACTCAAAAAGAATACAACAATCAAAGACTCTTCGGTTTTGTCACAATCGAAATTCTTTACGAAGAAGGATATGATTCCGACTTCTGTTCCAGCAATTAACATCGCATTGTCAGGTAGATTAGATGGTGGTCTAACTCCTGGACTTACAATGTGGGCTGGTCCATCAAAACATTTTAAGACTGCTTTTAGTTTGTTGATGGCAAAGTCTTATATGGAAAAATATCCTGATGCTGCTTTATTATTCTATGACTCTGAGTTTGGTACTCCTCAGTCATACTTCGACAGCTTTGGTATTGACACTGAGAAAGTTGTTCATACACCAATTACTGACCTTGAGCAATTAAAGTCAGACATTATGCAACAGCTTAATGGTGTTGAGCGTGGTGATCATTTGATTATTGTTATCGATTCAATTGGTAATCTTGCTTCTAAGAAAGAAGTTGATGATGCCCTTGAGGGTAAATCTGTTGCTGATATGACTCGTGCCAAAGGTATGAAGTCGTTATGGCGTATGGTAACTCCTCACTTAAATTTAAAAGACATTCCTTGTGTGGTTGTTAATCATACCTACATGGAAATTGGTATGTTCCCCAAAGCGATTGTCGGTGGTGGAACTGGCGCATATTATTCGGCTGATAATATTTTTATTATTGGTCGCCAACAAGAAAAAGAAGGGACGGAAGTCGTTGGATACAATTTTATTATCAATGTGGAAAAATCTCGCTATGTTCGTGAGAAATCTAAAATACCTGTTACTGTATCTCATGATGGTGGTATCAGCCGTTGGTCTGGCTTACTTGACATTGCTCTTGAATCAGGACATGTCGTCAAACCATCGAACGGATGGTATAGTAAGGTCGACAAAGATTCTGGTGAAATAGAAGACAAGAAGTATCGTATTAAAGATACAGATACCAAAGAATTTTGGATGCCTATCTTAATGCAAAAATCTTTTATTCAATTTGTAAAAGACAAATATCAAGTTGGGTCTTCAGAGATTCTAAGCGATGAATCAATCGACAAAGAACTTGCAGAGATTGACAATGACGAATAGTATTGTTCTTCGCCCACATAGAAGGTTAGAACGCAATGGTGTTATTGCCTTGGAGTTGACATCTGGTCCATATCAGGGTATAATATTTTCATATGGGGCAGTTAAGTTTGAAGAAAACACAGAACTTGATCATCTAAAGGTCAAGTTCGAATACAATATTCATGATGTTGAACCTGACGATTTAGATAAAGTGGCATTTGAAAAAGAGTTGGGTGACTTTCTTTTAGAGATTATTCTCTATCAGATGGAAGAAAAAAGTTTAATTTACAAAGGCGGAATTGATGAGATTAGAGAAGACAATATTATCGAACTTGATCCATAATGAAGAGTATTGTCGAAAGGTAGTCCCCCATTTAAAGACAGAATATTTCCAAGATAGAAAAGAAGCGATTATCGCCACAGAGCTGATACGCTTCTTCAACGATTACAACAAGCCAGCAACTGCTGAGATTCTAGCAATCGAGATTGGGAATAGAACTGATTTAAGTGATAAAGAAATGCCTGACTTTGAGGTTTATATTAATGAACTGACAACAAAGGAAACTAATCAAGATTGGTTACTCAGTGAAACTGAAAAGTTTTGTAAAGATAAGGCT